CCTAGCTCATTCTTTTTAGAGTATATAGCTAGGCCTCAGACAGCAGAGATATTTTTCGAAGACGTACTCATGGCGTGCGTCTTTTATGGAATGCCAATACTTGCTGAGAATAACAAACCTAGGTTACTGTATCATTTTAAAAGAAGAGGGTACAGAGGTTATTCGATGAACCGACCTGACAGATTATGGAACAAGCTTTCCGTAACTGAGAAAGAGATTGGCGGGATACCCAACTCAAGCATGGACATGAAGCAAGCGCATGCTGCTGCAATTGAAATGTATATTAACGATCACGTCGGATTAATTTCTGAAAATAATTATGGTAGTATGTATTTTAACGATACATTAAATGATTGGTCTAAATTTGACATGAACAATCGTACCAAATATGACGCATCAATTAGTTCCGGTCTTGCTATTATGGCTTGCCATAAAGATTTATACAAGCCGACTAGCGGTGTACAAAGAGCAAAATTAAATCTGTCTATAGCTAAATACAGGCAAGACGGGTTCACTTCAAAAATAATAAAATAACAATATGGCCAAGTCAGGTGTAAATAGTTACTTCCCGAGCCAAACGGCTAGCGACCAAGAAAAAGCATCCGAAGAGTACGGGTTGCGGGTTGCAAAAGCTATTCAGCAAGAATGGTTTAATAATGACAGCGGCACAGGTAGGTATAGGAGTAACCAAAACTCCTACCACAATTTAAGGCTATATGCCAGAGGCGAGCAAAGCATACAAAAATATAAAGATGAATTATCTATTAACGGTGATTTATCTTATCTTAATTTAGATTGGAAGCCTGTTCCTGTATTATCTAAATTTGTTGATATTGTAGTAAACGGTATTGCAGACAGATCGTTTGACGTAAAAGCATATTCACAAGATCCATATGGTGTGGCTAAAAGAACAAAGTATATGGAGTCTGTTATTAGGGATATGCAGACAAAAGAGTTTAACGACTTTTCACAAGAAGCTTTTGGTATTAATCTTTATGAAAACGACCCAAAAACATTACCAGAATCAAATGAAGAATTAGAGCTTCATATGCAACTTAGCTACAAGCAAAGTATTGAAATAGCGGAAGAAACAGCTATTAATACACTTTTAGCTGGTAATGATTACGATTTAATTAAGAAAAGAGTATACTACGATATTGCAACAATAGGTATTGGCGCAGTTAAAAACTCTTTTACAGCCGCGGAGGGTATTACTGTAGATTATGTAGACCCGGCAAATATAGTTTATTCTTATACCGAATCACCGTACTTTGAAGACATCTACTATGTAGGTGAGGTAAAAACACTACCTGTAAACGAAATAGTAAAACAATTTCCTTATTTAACTAATGAAGAAATTGAAAAAATACAGCAAACGGGTGGTAAAAAATACCAAGGGTATACTAATAAATCCTACGTACCCGACAGCGAAAGAGATGAAAATCTAATACAAGTTTTATACTTTAATTACAAAACTTTTGCCAACGAAGTATATAAAACTAAGAAAACAGCATCGGGTGCTGATAAAGCTATTGAACGCGACGATTCTTACAGCCCACCTGCGGATAGCGAAGAATTTGGTAAGCTTTCAAGATCCGTAGAGGTATTATATGACGGCGCTTTAATTCTAGGTACGGATATATTATTAAAATGGGAATTGTGTGAAAACATGATGCGTCCTAAAAGCGATTATACTAAAGTTAAAATGAACTACGGTATAGTGGCACCTAGAATGTACAAAGGTAAAATAGAATCATTAGTAAGCCGCTGTGTCGGCTTTGCGGATATGATTCAGCTTACACACCTTAAGTTGCAGCAAGTGCTGTCTAAAATGATGCCTGATGGTGTTTATATGGATGCAGACGGTCTTGCTGAAATTGATTTAGGTAACGGTACAAATTACAATCCACAGGAAGCTCTTAATATGTTCTTCCAAACAGGTTCTGTTATCGGGCGTTCATTTACGCAAGAGGGTGATATGAACCCCGGCAAAGTGCCAATTCAACCACTACAGACCGGAGCGGGTGGACAAAAGCTGCAAACGCTTATTCAGACATATAATTATTATATGCAAATGATTCGTGATGTCACGGGTCTTAATGAAGCACGTGACGGTTCTATGCCTGATTCAAGAGCATTAGTAGGTGTACAGAAGCTTGCTGCTGCAAATTCAAATACAGCTACTCGCCATATTCTTGATGCTGGTTTGTTTTTAACCACACATTTAGCGGAATGTTTATCTTTAAGGGTTTCTGATATATTGGAATACAGTGACGCTAAAGAAGCGTTTATTCAAAAAATAGGTGGTTTTAACACAATGACTTTAGCTGAGCTTGGTGATTTACACCTTTATGATTTTGGTATATTTTTAGAATTAGCGCCTGATGATGAAGAAAAAGGATTGCTAGAAAACAATATTCAAACAGCCCTCTCCGCGCAACTAATAGACTTAGAAGATGCTATAGATATTAGAGAGGTTAAAAATCTTAAACTAGCTAATCAATTGTTAAAGCTTCGTCGCCGGAAAAAGATGGAGCGTGATCAGCAGATACAGCAAGCTAATATACAGGCTCAAGCGCAAGCAAACGCGCAGGCACAACAGGTTGCAGCACAAGCGGAAGTACAAAAAGACCAGGCATTGTTCCAAACCAAAGCGCAGCTTGAACAACTTAAAGGCCAGCTAGAGCAACAAAAAATGCAACAAGAGGTTAATGCTAAAAAAGAACTTATGGCCCTTGAATTTAACTACAATATGCAGCTTAAAGGCATTGAAGTTGAAGGACAGAAGTCAAAAGAAAAAGAAAAAGAAGACCGCAAAGACGAAAGAACAAAAATACAAGCTTCTCAGCAAAGTGAATTAATTGAACAAAGACAGGCTGGCGGAGCGCCTAAAAAATTCGAATCTTCTGGCAATGATATAGTTGGCGGTGGTTTCGGTTTAGGAACTTTCGAACCTAAGTAATAATAACAGTATATAATTATATAATATTTTATCATGAGTGAAGAAATTAAGCCTGTAGTCAGTACAAATGACGAGGGCGATATTAAATTAGATTTTAGACCAGATGCCGTTCAAGAGCAAAGCACAGATGAGGTTCCTGTACGCGACGAATCCGACGCTAGCGAAGGAATACCAGAGCAAAACGTCGAAGAAACAAATGCAGAACCTGCCGGAGAAGAGCGCATTGAAAATGATGTGCCAGAGCAAAAAGAAGAGGTAGAACAACCTGTATTACAGGAAATTACAGAAGAACAGGTTGAAGAAGCTACCGAAGAGCTACACGAAGAAGTAGAAGAAGCTATTGCTGAAGCAAAGGAATCTGGCGTAGAATTACCTGAAAACATTCAAAAAGTTGTAGACTTTATGAATGAAACAGGTGGAACACTAGAAGATTATGTACGCCTTAATACGGACTACGCGTCGTTAAATGAGGACGCGCTATTGCGAGAGTATTATCAAAACGCTAACCCGCATTTGGATAGTGATGACATTGACTTTTTAATGCAGGATAAGTTTTCTTATGATGAGGACTTAGACGATGAGATTGAAGTGCGTCGCAAAAAAGTTGAGCGTAAACAAGAGCTTGCAAAAGCTAAAAATCATTTGGAAGGTTTAAAATCCAAATATTACGATGAGATCAAGATGGGTTCAAGGTTGAGCCCTGATCAACAAAAAGCAGTTGATTTTTTCAACCGCTATAATAAAGAAAGTGAAGAGTCTGCTAAAATAGCTGAAAGACAGTCAAAACGTTTTAGACAGGAAAGTGCTAAAGTGTTTAACGATAAATTCGAAGGTTTCGATTTTAACGTTGGAGACAAGAAATACCGCTTTAATGTTAAAGACGCAAATAAGATTAGTGAGACCCAAAGCGACATCAATAACTTTATCGGGAAGTTCTTAGATAAAAACGGTGAGATGTCAGATGCTAAGGGATACCACAAATCTTTGTTTACAGCTATGAACCCGGACCAAATAGCACAACATTTTTACGAGCAAGGTAAAGCCGATGCTCTTAAAGACAGCGTGGCAAAATCGAAGAATGTAAATATGAACCCGAGAGGGGTTCACGAAAAGGTTACAGCTTCGAATGGCGTT